CACGTGGCATGTTCTGCATATTTGGGTCAGCACCAGAGAAACGTCCAGTGGCTGTCCTGTGTTGTAAGAGACGCACATGTAGTCTGTTATCAACCTTTGTGTGCGTCTTGATGCCCTCAACAAATGAGGACAGGTATGTTTCCACAGCACTCAAGCGAATAACTGTGTCCAAGAATTGTCTAGCCTCTTCCATACCCTTTTGACGTGCAATGCTGGACAGTGTTTTCAGGTTGTCCTTACTTGTCGAGAACCCATTAGCTGATGCCCACTTGGCACTAGGTGCATTAAATTTAAGACCGGCAACCTTTGGCAGCTTCTCATAGATGAAGCCAGATGCTGCACATGTTACGCACTTGTTGGGCTTAGAGAATGGCTCACCATTCTTTTTCGTCTTACGAATATAGCCTGTGCCATTACATGCCTCACACTTTACTGCCTTTGTCTTGTACACAACCTGTGTCTGTGTACGCACAGCATCCCTGTACTGCACGTCCTTCATGTATGGGTGGGTAGAGTTTGCCCACACTGACTTGTCCTTCGGCTTACGTGAATAGATTACCCACGAAAGCTGTTCAGGGCTATTGAGATTGATAGGTGTGTCGCCCATCAATTGATGCACTTGTTGTTGTAGAGACTGTTGCAACTCAGTGCGTTCCTGTTGAAATTCCTGGCCAACCTCATCAAGCACATCAAGGTCAACCTTGAACCCACGCTGGTAAATACGTGCAAGACATACAGCCACCTGATTCGACAGGTCAACTGTACCCATCAAGTCAGAATACTCTGGTGTATTCAGTTTAGCATACTGTGTATCAGCCAGTTGTTGTGTGGCCTCAAGGTCTGCCACAAGATACTCAGTCAGTTCATCAAGAGGAATCTCACTAGTCTTGTAACCCTTCTTGAAGTATTCCTTGAGGGTGTCCTGTTTCTTTGTGTCCAACTCATGTCGTTCAGCACATGCCTCAAGAGACAGTGGTTGCTTCACCCCACACTGCAGTACATACTCTGCAAGCATAGTGTCAAAGACAGGACCATCATACTTAAACCCAGATTCCCAAAGCCAAAGCAAATCATGCACAGCATTGTGACAGATAAGCACAGTGGCCTCATCAAGAAGCATCTGAACACGCTCACTGTAGTCATGCCCACTCACATGCTCCTTGTGGTCAAAGGGAAAGGTCAGACACACGCCTTGGTCAGAAAGCATCCCCACCTGAACCAACGAGTTTTCAGGCTCGAACGGGTCCAAGTGGAGTTTGCCCCCTCTCTCAGTCGAATTGTTTTCAACGTCAAGAGTTAGTTTCATTACTTCATTCCCGCAGCAGTTACACCAGCGTCAATGATTGCGACTCCCCAAGCGAACTTGATGAGAAATGGTACGGCCATAGCAAACATAGTTACTCTCCTTTCGTTTCAGTTTCAGATACTTCTTCGGCAATCCAATCTTCATAGACTGCTTCGTCATCCTCTGTGTCACACTCACATTCAAGTAGTGCGTCACGAAGAATAGCGTTAAGACCAACAGAGACAACAGCCATGTAAGCTTCATTATCCAACTCTGCACCGACAAATACTGTGCCGTCTCCATTGTCTATTACTTCTGATATTTCAATATTCATACTACATATCTCCCATATTGTGCATCCAAGTTACAGTGCAGTCTCCCATGCCAGCCTGTCAGTTTATTCTTAACCACATTCAGGTGGCGTTGGGAGTCCTGCTGGTTTTGACCCTCAACAAGAGGGTTCGCTGCAATCAGAATCATCAAGTCAGCTTCGGCAGCTTTGCCAGTCTTTGAGCCTTCCATCATACTCTGATTGAGTATTGTCTTACCTTCTGCCTCTGCCGATAACTGAGACATGTAGAACACAGCACAGTTGTACTGCTTGCCAATCTCACGAGCGTAAATGACGTTTGCTTTGAGTGCTTCATCTTGCCGTGAGTATCCCCCCATTCTAGCAAATTTATCCCCCATGTCAAGTATTAAAATGTCTGGACGATAAGTTTTTGCTACAGATTCTACCCATGCCATATCCTTACCCGACGCATCATACATCTTGATGTTATTACGAATGTTATTATAGATGGCGTGTGCCTTGGCTGGGTCTTTGTTTACTTGCTCGACAGTCATGCCAGTGGCAGCAGTCAAGTAGCGACTGGCTACGCGCTTTGTCTTCTCCTCGTTAGTGAGGACAACACAGTTAGCCCCAAGCCATGCAAAGCCTTTCGGCCCTGCAATCATGCTGGCATGGAATGATGTCTTGCCTGTATTGGGACGCGCACCAATCTCAATGAGATGCCCTGAGTTTACGCCAGGAATTTTGTCAGCAAGGGTTGGAAGGTTGAACGCCCACCGGCTTTCATCTGCGTAACTCTCAAGGATAGACTCAATGCTGATGTCTTCCCATTCCAAGTTTAGGTTAGGCGTGAAGTCATCGTTGTATTTGGAAAGCAACTCTCTCAGAGGCTCCATAGTGGCCTCCTCTCCATTGGAGTAGTTTACCCCCATATTCACAATGACCTGCCCTATATGACGCTGGAAGAGGCGAGAAACCACATCCTTTGCCACATCGTTGCCCATCACATGCTCACCACGTAGTTTGTGGAAAAGACCAGAGTATGAATGCTCCTGTGCTGTGGTCAGGGCTGGTGTGTGTGACATGAAGTACGCTGATACCTCATCAGGTGTCACAGACCTTTTATAATTGTCAATCATCTTGTCGATGCAGCGAATAATCTTTGTGCCTTCGTTGGTGAACAATTCATCTGGACATTTAGTCCGACGATACTGACTGTGAAAGTCGATGTCCATCAACGAACGAATCATTTTTAATTCCATCATATGTCTCCTAGCTTGTGCATGTCATTAGGGTTACGATATTTTATGTCCTGTGTCAAGTTCAAAATGCGTACATTGTCAACATATAATTCTAGTTGTTGTGCATGGTACGCTGATTTCATAATAGCGTCAGGGTCTAACGCTACCAATACGGTAGAGAACTGTGAGAGATACTGCTTATGAGCATCGTTTAAACTCGTGCCAAGTAATGCCACCCCTACGCAACCTTTAACATCACTTACCACAGCAGCACTAACACAGTCCTCTACCACCACTGCGACAGCACCCGTTCCAGAGATATAGGGGAGACTGCTAGACCCATATCTTTTCCACTTTGGCTGTCGCTTTGTCAACGCCCTTCCCGTAGCGTCAACAATCTTATTACCATCCTTCACCAGGAATACAGCGCGTTCTTCTTTGGCATCCCACATAAGCCCAAGCTTAATGGCATTCAACCCCCAAGAATCTGCCCAATCACCAACCCACTGGTTGCATGGTACAATGTACTCTGGCAATACAAACTCTTTATCCTTCTGTCCTTCACGTATCCTCTGTAAGTCATCAACTGTCCACATCTTATGGCGTGTACCACTGACATCACATGATGCCTTGTAACAATTCCATACAATGTTTCCACCAGTGTTACTGATACTAAAAGTATTTAACCCCTTGCATACAGGACAGTCAAACCTTACAGTCTCACCGAATGCCACATCATACTCATCTAGTATATTATTTAATGTTATATTCATTTTATATACTCCTTCTTGTGCGACATCTCATGTTCATTTAGCATGGTTTTTTCTTTTTGTCAAGGCATAATTTGCACTATCATACGTGTGCTTCATGTATGGCTTAACTGATTGTGGGTTAGCGTGTCCTGTTACCGACATAATCTGTCCAATACTAACACCAGCATCAACCATTTCAGTTGTACCAGTGCGACGTAGGTCAGATAGTCGCAGGTCTCTTGACAAACCAGCCTGATCCATTAGCTGCCGTGCAAACTTGGGTAGCTTGTACAAAGAATACGGTTTATACACACCATCAATCGGATATGGTCTAGGTGCAACGTATGATTGAAACCCAAAGTCATCCTGTTGTTCCTGTAACATCTCACACAACTCGTCGGATATAGGCAAGAACACTTCTGCCCTACGCTTCGACTGTTCAATATGTACAGTCTGCTTATCAAATTGTATAGATGTCCATTCCAAGACACGCATGTCACCCAATCGTTGACACCACTCGTAAGCCATCTGTGCTATCAGACCAATGTTACGTGTGCTGAAGTCACTATATGCAACTTCTAGGAATTTTTGTATGTCATTCTGCGACCAAACGACGCGCCTAGCTTTAGTCTCTCTGCGTTTTACCTTGTCAAAAGGATTCACAGAGACGATCTCCATACGCACACCATGATTGAATACAATCTTGGCCGCAGACATGACATGGTTGGCGAAAGACACGCCACGATTACACCAAGTATCGTATGCCTTCTTGGCAGACAGTGGGGCAATCTTTGACAGGCGTGTCCTTCCAAAGTGTTCAGAGGCTACAGCAATGTGATAGTCATACTGACGCTGTGTATCTAGGCGTAACTCCTTGTATTCTAAGGAAGTTCTGTAGTCATCAGCCAGGTCAATAAATGTTTTCATAGCTACCCTCTCAAGTTTACAATCACAACGACCAGTACGTACACCATAAGTATCTCAAGAAGCATCAGTCACACGAACTCAATCTTGTGACAACAGCTATGTATGCCTCTAGCTTCTCGTCATAGTACGTTCTGTTGAGACTGGTCATATACCCAAGAGGATGATACATAGCGAAATAGTCTCTGATGCGCTGATCAAGTTCCTCTTCGGTATATGCCATTAGTTTTACCTCTACTGCCAATCTGGAACCTCCACATCATGGTCAACCAGATTGTGCCTAATCCGATACCAAGCATTGTCTACTAGACGCAAGTCGTTGTAGTTGATATCACACAGTTCACTTATTGCAAACCTGATAGGTTGCCATGCCTTCATGAACTCCATGATAGCTTCCTGCTGATCTGTAGACATAGCAGACCAAGCCTGTGCTGCATTCTCTTTACGCTTTTCCCATTCAGTCATCATCATTCTCCTTTCGTAATAGTTCTACATCATCATCGTCAAGTAGTGTGACGATATCTTCGTACCAAGGATTCTCCCCCAAGTCAACTAGTAATTCATGTTCGTCCATCATTACATAAACCTTTCCATTACTCCAACGACAACATGATATCCCATCCAAGCAAAGGAACCAAGCACTGTGGCAAATAGAGCCATCTCAATGCCGTCATGCGTGAGGTAGTAGTGCTTTACCTTATACCATATCTTACTCATGCTCACCTCCACTGCCTCTACCAAGCCCACCGAAGTAATTAGGCTTACGCTTGGCTGTTTCAAATACACCTGCCGTGATAAAGATGCCAGCAATCAACAGGGCATGAGCGATGGCACTGATGCCAAAGGCCATGATGCTGCCCATCCACATGCTGAATATGATACACCACATCCATGCCAGAACTTGCATTACCATGTGCCGTGTGTTCATGTCGGGGATGTTGGAAAGGGGATTTCTCCCGCTGTCCATCACCAGTTTCCATACATTCCTCATATCAATCCATCCTTGTGATGAAGTGACCATCATCTACAGGCAGGGCAAGGATGCCGTATGGATAGAAGTATGCGGTGCCTTGCTTTGTCTTCATCTTGCCTACCCACGGCAAGTCTTCATCCTCTTCAAAGAAAGTATGATAGGAACCATCTTCTAACACCTCACCCTCAAACTTGTACAGCCTACCAAAGCCATAGCGTTCAGTCATATAGGCTACAATGTCATCCTTACCCAGGATATTGTATTCCTGTACCCATATAGGCAATAGACCTAGTGATTCTGCCAAGTGTTCCTTGGGTGCGTCATACTCTTTGGTATTAAGCTGTAGCATTGTCTGTCTCCTTTCTATGAATAGTTTTCGCGCAGGTGGCGATTAGGATGTGACCATCCTTCGTAGTCGTCGTACATATCTGATGGATAGAACTTGCCCTCTGGAAAGCTGGCTGTTGTGTCTGTACCATCAACATATGAACCGTAGTATTCCATGCCATACTCGACATAGTATGCCTCAAAGTCATACCCTTGTTTGTGCATGGCGTCAAACACTTTGTCTGGTGGCGACCATGCTGTGTCGAACTTGACGACCAGTACATCCTCTACCTCTTCATCAGAATAGTGTGAGGAATGTTCATGTCGGATGTCCCACTTGGTTCCCCAATTCTCTACACGCCAGTCGTACCAGCCAGACGTTGGCTCACCTTCATCATCCTTTGGCTCCGGCACGATATGTTCGCACAGATTCCCTTCTTCAATGGCCTTGACCAGCGATGGGTTGTGGTTCTTGATATACATTACATTCTGACACCAGTTTGGCATAGCTTGTCTCCTTTCTCTAAAACTTAGGTTCAAACAGCTTGCCCTCTGCAAGCAGGATAGTCAAGCGTTTAATTTCTGCCTGTCTAGCAGGGCATACATCCTTACCTTCCCATTCCCATTCGTCCAGGAATTTACGTAATGCTTTCAACTTGGCTTGGACATTTACAAGTCGTGGGTCATCCTCTGGTTCCAAGGTCATGTCAATCTTCCTGCCTTCATAGAATGCCACAGTGTACTTGTAGTCCATTGATCGTGTGTCAAAGATATCCTCATTCATCATTCCACTCCTTTCAGGATATGTGCGATAACATCAACAGTCCAGCCATTGCCCAGCATCTTGTATCGCTGTGTGTTGCTGACATGGGCTGTGTATCCTTCCGGCACAGTCTGCAAACGCTCACACTCAAGAGGTGTAAGCTTGCGCCATGTGGTATCGCTTGTCAGTGTCTTGGGTTCACGATGTCCACCACCCATTGTCGTAAGGCATGGTGCCTTGCCGTCAGGATGATACACCCTGCGAACATTGTCATTACCACGAATGTCAGCGTCACCGACATGGCATAGACCATCCTTGCTGAACACTAGCTGTCGTCTGTGCTTCTCAAAGTATGACTTGAGATTGCCACCCTTGAAATAGTTAGCATCAATACAGTGTGACTTGTCCCTATCGACATAGCCATTCTCCAAGATATCCTTGAGCATAACGCCCTTGTCGTCAGGCAACTTGTCCATCGGAATGTTTGTCCAGTAGTAGCGTTGCCTGTTCTGTGCAGACACTAGGCTACTGTTGATGAAGATAGGCTCAACACCCAATGCCTCAGTGATGACATCCATCGACTCCTGCTTCATCTTGACATTTTCCAAGAGAAAATATTTCGGCCGCAACTCACGCAGTAGACGCACATATTCCCAAAACAACTTGGAACGTGGGTCATCAAAGTTTAGTTGCTTGCCAGCAAAGCTAAAGCCTTGACATGGACTGCCACCGATCAATAGGTCAATTTTAATCCAGCCAGCGTTCTCAACCATCAAACGACTATCTGCCGTTTTGACATCACGCACATCACCTAGATGTACCATGTCAGGATAGTTAGCCTTCGCCACCTTGATAGCGTACTTGTCTATCTCGCTGGCAAAATAATTGTCCACCTGGAATCCCACTTTCTCTAGTGCAATCTGCCCACAGGACATACCGTCAAACAGGCTCAGTACATTCATGGTTTGTCTCCTCTCCATAAAGTTCATCTGCTTCTTCTGGTGTCAGGTCAAACCTGCCACACGGTGACTTAGTTCTGTCGGTGATCCATACACCGTCAAACTCAAAGCCATTCCAATGGACGTATGGTTGATCCATTACTCGCTCTCCACTCCATTTGCTTCAAGGATGGCACACGCAACGTCACAGTAATGGTTGAACATATCTTGTCCATCTTCTGTGAACATCTCTGTGACTGTGCCGTCGTTATTCTCTACCTCAATCAGATACTCGCTCATGCCTGATGGACCATTCGCCATAATCTGTTCAGCAAGTTCAGAGTACAACTGTACCCATTGGTCGTTTGCTAGTTTGAGTGTCATGCTACTTCCTTTCCAAACCACATCTTGGCTGTATCGTTATTGATCACGTACTCACCCTCAGTGTTGAGGTCACGCACAATCCAAGGGTTCTTTCTCGCACGGTGCTTGTACCCAACAAGCGTGAACGCTCTACCACCCTGCTTGTACACACGATCTGTGTCCAACTCATAGTGCTTGGCATACATAGCCAAGTCGCGTTCCGCAGGTGACGCGGCACCCTCGTCACGTATCTGTACCTTGAACGTCACCTCATGGCTATTGTACGTGGCGTTGCCGATCTCGACAGTCATGCCGTCCATGTCTGCCTCTGCAAAAACTTTCTCCAGTTTAGCACGTAGTGCCTTGGCTGTTGATCTATCCATTGTAAGATGCCTCCTGCATTTTTTGTTTCGCTTTACGATTAGCCTTACGCTGACGTTTCCAATCAGTCAACGCCTTCACCTTTTTCTTTACCGGAATTTTTTGGAACGTCAATTCGTTCTTGTTTTTTTCGGTCATAGCTACCCTTGCCTTTCTTTGGTGGCACGACGCTGGCTCGTCGTCTTGACTGAGCCAACGCCTTTGCTACCGGATTGATGGGACGTATCCTAGCCACGTGCTACAAACTGACCACTGTTGGCATCACGCGATACCGACAGATAGCCCTTGTTAGAAGAGAAGGTACCCTTCTGCTTGTAGCGTCCGGTGGTGCGGCGAAACTGGAGATTCTCCACACCGATAGGGTTACGAATGATGGCCTTCACGTTTACAGTCTTTTTGAACATAGCATAGTCTCCTTTCAAGTTTGTTGCTACTTACTCAGGCAGTTGGAACCCAAGTATCTCTACGTTATACCCCAAGTTGCGCTTGATGTCAACCAACTGTTGCACATGGAATGTCTTCCTGCCCGAAAGATTACACAGAAACTGTGCCTTTGGACACATGGGATAAAATCTGATCTCACCATAATGGTCACGCTTCTCAAACTTTAGCGTGTGTGTTGCGATAGTCATTAGTCTCACCTCATTTGGTTAATTGGCAGGGGTGCAAGGAATTGAACCCTGTCCTAGTGGGTTGGAACCACTTGTGCTGCCGTAACACTTCACCCCTATAAAGTCAATAATAAATAAGGTGGGGTGCTTTTTCTTCAGCATATACCGTCGCACCCCTTGAACAGTATATGCCTACACCTATGTCATGGCATGTCTTACAACGCCTATCGCTTCGCATAGGTACTCCACGAAATCTAAA